AATATTAAACGCATCATACGTGCTTTCAATCTGCATTGGTGTTTCAAGTGTACAGTTCTCTATTACTTTGTTCATTAACAACATTTTAAAACGTTGAGTTGGAATAAAAAATGGACAACGTGGATGGTATCTTACTACAATATGCCTCTCACTATATTGCCTTATTTTGTGTATTAGATCCACAGTCCAATCTTCTAGACCGGGCATGCCTTCCCATTGTAAACTCTTATTATGCTGAGCTGCAATTAGTATTTTGTCGTTAAGTTTGTTGTTCTGTAAAGTTACGCCGAGTTTGGCAGGACGGTCAAGGTCTAAATTTTCAGTATGACCATAGTATCCTTCTGAGGTAATATTATTAACTGAAATTTTCCAAGTAACGTCACGTTCTAACGAACCTGCGTCAATTACCAGAACTGGCTTTCCGAGTGAACGATAGTGGTGATATATCCTTTTGTTCTTGCTCATTCTGCCATTCCATAGTACACTCCATATAACAACAGCATCACAGTCGAGAGAGTTTTCAACAGGTGTTATACCAGCATCTCGACAACTATTTAGAAATGCTTCCATGATTGGTTTGCTATTCAGAGCACACTGAGCAGGATAATATGCTATGTTATTGATCAAAGGTTAAATACCCATATGAAACGTTACACAGTAATTACCACTTTTAATGAAGAAGGCCGTAAATTATACGGGCAGAAAATGGTCAATAGTTTTCAAAACTTTTGGCCACGTGAAGTTGACCTAATCGTTTATACTGAAGGCACAACAGTTCCTACACAAAGCTCAAATGTAAGACTTGTTGATTTGTATGCCAACAGTAAAGTATATAAGCAGTTTTTGAAAAGACATAAAAACAATCCACAGGCTCAAGGTGGTAAAGGTCCCAACAACGAAGCAAAATATGACGCAAGGAAAGCATTTAAATGGCAAGGCATAAGATTTTGTCATAAAGTTTTTGCGGTCCATCATGCAGTTAACAACATAGACAGTGACTGGATCATATGGTTAGACGGTGACACACTAACTCATACACCAATAGCAATGCAATTTCTTGATAGTATTAGTCCAGACGAATATGTAGCAACACACCTTGGACGAGGAGAAAGATACCATAGTGAATGTGGTTGGGTGGGCTACAACCGAAAACATTCTCAAGGCATTGATTTTGTAAACGACTTTGCTGGATTGTATATAAATGATACAATGTTTAATTATCCTGAATGGCACGATAGCTTTTTGTTTGATGTTATGCGTAGAGAATACCAAAACAAAGGTGCAAAATTCTTCAATCTCAATCCTCATCCAGATACCAAAGGACTTGCTGGGCATCCATTCATAAACAGTGATCTTGGCAGATACATTGATCACATGAAAGGAAAACGAAAAATACAAGGTTACAGTAAAGCAAACGAGTACCAAATACACAACAATATCGATTATGTAAAAAGGATACCAGGTGTTAGATAGTTTGATTCTTAGTTTTGCTGTCAGTATGCATTTTGGACTATCAAATGAAAGTTTCAATCATCTACATCCACATGTACAGTATAAACTTCCTAATAATTATGTAACAGGCATATATCATAACAGTGACCGTAGAGAAAGTATATACATCGGTAAAGAAGCCACATACAAAGGATTAGATATTACATATGGTTTAGTACATGGATATCGACGCATAGATGTTGCTCCGATGATCAAGGTAAACTATGGCGCCTGGTTCGTTGCACCAGCAGCAACTGAAAATGATGTTGGAATAGTATCAGGAATAGAGGTAAAATTCTAATGTATCAATCTCACGGATGGTGGTTTGCAGACCAAGACACACATTTTGCTAACATGCTCAAAAAAAATATAAAAAAAGGTGGACCACCTACCTATCAAGAACCAGTCCGTGCAAAAAGTTTACAGTTTGTAAAAGACTTTGGAGTTGCAGTTGATATAGGTGCAAACGTAGGATTGTGGAGTAGAGACCTAGCTGCTCGTTTTGCAAGAGTGGTAGCAATTGAACCTGTAGAAGAATTCCAACAATGTTTGCGTAAGAACGTACCAATGGAAAACATTGAAGTTTGGCCAATTGCTCTTGGAACCGAAGATACCACAATAGATATGATTATTACAGAAGGCAACACAGGACACTCACACATAGACAAGACAACTGTTGGCACAGGTAAGGTAGACATGAAACGTCTAGATAGTTTATGGTTTGATAGAATTGACTATATAAAAATTGATTGCGAAGGCTATGAAATGCAGATACTTCAAGGTGGCGAGCAAACAATTCGTAACCATCAACCAGTGATTGTAGTAGAACAAAAATTGCATAAAGATACAGGCGTTACCAAAGCAACACAGTATGGTGCGGTTGAACTATTAAAAAGTTGGGGTGCCAAACAACTAGGACAGGTTCGTAACGACTGTATACTAGGCTGGTAGATACTTTTCAAAGTGTCGATAGATGTTGCCGTTTCGACTTTGATTAATAGTCCAATGTGCTTGACCAAGATCATGTAGCCATTGACTTCTATCTGGCATTGATGGTTGTAATATATTTTTTAAATTGGTATTTGCAACCTTCCAGGTTACTGCACTTTCTTCGCTTACAAAAGTAGGAATACCTTTCAGCACACTAAGCACACTACTGGAACTATTATAAAAAACTGCACATCTTGCAGTCTTCATACTTTGATGAAGTGTGACATTTATACTATCAATCAAACTAACTCCTTCGATTTGATTTACCCAACTCCAATCGTGTTTGGTTTTTGTTCTGTTTCTGTTTAAATCTCCAGGATGAGCTCTAACTCGTATTGGTTCGTTGGTAAGACTGCGTATCTTTTTTATAGTTTTTCTCAGCCATAGGTCCTGATCGAATCCTTTGGCATTCCAGCCATTGTCTCGTTGCAAACATATTAAGATGTTTTCTCCGCCATTACTCCAGGGTGTTACACTTATTCCAAGTGTGTTTTTTATCATGTTCCAGTGCTGAGCTGAACTGTTTTGGTTGCCATAATTACCAGTATTCCAAAAAACACTGTCAAGACTATACCTTAACCACATGTTTTCATGTTGATGATGAAACTTAAAACAACTACCGTCGATACTCATAACTTTAGCACCATCATCTTGTTGTTTCTTGATAATAGATTCTCTAAAGTATATGTGAGGACCACTGTAGCTCATACCTACCCATCCGAGTATTACGGCTAGTCTTGTACGGTATAATTTGCGATCAGTAACTGATTCGCTAATCAAACATCTAGCACCAGACTTGATTGCTCCTTCAGCAAATGCTCTCATTATTTGCACTTTTATATTGTGATTTTTAATTCTTGGCAACGTATTGAGATATACAACTACATCATAGTCCCAACTCATTTACTATAGGTCCGTTCAAGAATACGCCAGGCAGTACCGTCTGCTAGTTCTGCAGGTGTAAATTGATTGTAAGCAAGATTTGCACACAGGGATTTTACCTTCAACTTATTAGGCATATAAGGAGATTCAATCTTGGACAAATCTTTGTTAGCTAGTGGTTCGGCAGCATTTGGTCCCATAGTAAAAACTGGTTTTCCATATATTAATGCTTCAACTGCGGCTATACTATTGTATGTAACTAAACAATGGACGTCACGACTAAGAGCCATTTCCATGGTATCTTCATTGGTTCTTATATGACGACTTTGTTTTTCTCTTATTATAATAGGACGATCAGTATATTTTTTAATGGTTTGTGTGGTTTGTAATATCCAAGTTTCAAGATCAACATCCCAGTAATTTAGAGCTTTTTGACTTGGAGGACAAAGTAAAATATTAGTTCCAGGAGTATGTGGCCAAATTTGTATTCCAGTTTTTTTCAATCTGTCAGTAGGGCAATCACGGCGAATAACACTATTATATTGTAAATTGTTTTTTGTGATCCGATGATATAATTTGCTTTTGCCATGTCCAAAATAACCTGTATCAATATAGTAGAAATCTCTACCGTCTGCTATTGCTTTGTGTATAACTTTTCTTTTTGCAATTCCTCGCACTGCGATTGGCACATCTTTTGGAATATCATCTAACTGTTTGCTTCCTGCAAAAACTCCAACTGATCCATGCAAAAAAGACTCAAGTATTCCATCTGGTTTCTTTGGTGGTTTAATTTTATCAGCCATTGTGTTTTCCTCAACTAATCCAGCATCAATTATTCCATATATATTTGGCTTGCTGAATGACTTTTTAATTATATCATACGGATCTGGGTATTCAGAATTATATAAGTTAGAAGGATCTACTAGCTCTTTGCATATGCCTTTGAAAACCTGTTTGTGTAAGTCGCTCATGCCTAAGTTGTCAAGAGATACTGTAGTAAGTTTTGTAGATTCTTTGTATTCTTCGCAGTATTGATTCCAGATGTCTGAATATTCACAGTCTTGATAGTCTTCAAACCATGGGCCACCTTCGGTATAGTGTATAATACTGGGTTTATTTGTTTTGCTTTCTTTGTACCATCCTACTAACCAGTTCCATTCAGCCCCCACACTTCCAATATCTTTGTCCAGGAGCCAACTGAATCTGTGCAGATATTTTCCAGTTGTTAGAGGGTTGTTTACAAGTTCTTTAGTAACATGCTTATTGGCTTTATGACCACAGTTCCATACTACCATAGAACTCCAATTTTTACGTGGATAAACAGTTTGAACTTGTCCATCCATTTTTATACCTTCTTCAGGAGTATAATCATGATGTACACAGGTAACTGCTTTAGATTTTTTTACCTGTTGTAAAAGCGTTGCAATATCATCTAGCACCAGCATGTCACAATCCATAAAAATTGCAGTGCCTGTAAATTGATTTAGCTCAGGAATAAGAAATCTTGTAAATGTAAATTCGGTACTAGCTAGTTTATCAACGTCACGACTATACCAACCTCGCATTTTTAGTTCATCTTGTTTAAGAAATACAACGTCAACTGGTATG